ACCAAAACCAAACAGTTTACCTACAAAAGTTTTTATGTTTTTAACTCCTTTCTTTACAGAATCTATGACAGAACCAAGTCCTAAACCACTCAATATACCCCCGCCACCAGTCTCAGAGACAAGTTTACCTTGAAAGATTTTATCTGTAAGTGCTGTTGCTACTTCCTTTGCTGTTTCTTTAGCTTTGTCTTCCTCTTCACCTGGATGAAACAACTTGTAAAACAGACCGCCTCCTGAAGTTTCCAATAGACCGAGTTTGTCAAATATTTCACCAAAGAATGTATTAAATACCCACTGGGTCATTAGTTCCGCTATAATCTCTATAGTTTTCCTTTTAATTAAATTCCAAGTGTCTATCCAGAAGTCTTTAAACGACTTAGTCCCTTCCATCATTCCAATTAGAGTATTCTTAAAAGATGTGTGTATAGAGTCTATCGTGTCTACAAATATCTTCTTCCACTCTGGCATGTAGCTGACGAGCTGGTCAAAGAAAGAACCTCCACTTTCACCAAGATCTCTAAAGGTGTCAAACATAGTTTTTGTATAAGACTTTAAAGCTCTCCAAGCGTCTTTCCAGAAGGAGACAGTTTCTTTTGAAGTTTTCTTCTGTTTGTTTAGGAAGTTATTTGCATATTCTTCATTTTCTTTCTCCAAGTCTTTCTTAAATTTTTCAACTTTGCCTTTTATATGTTTTATGGTTGAGACAATTTCGTCTGTGATTAAGTTTGTAGACTTTCTTGTCGTAAGACCAGCTTTGTCTCCCAAGTGCTCAATAGTATTGTCCAAGTCATAAAATTCTTCAGCCATCTTGTCAGTAGCAGCTTCAACGAGACTAGTTGTAAGTTCAGCTTTTTCTCTTAACTTCTTAGCTAAATCTATCAACTTAATACCAAGTGGATGTCTATAATGGGTAAGACCACCTACTAATGTCTTGCTAGGGTCGGCTCCTAGACCAGTCTCTACTTTCTGTTCAAATATTGCTGTAAATAAAGTTTTTTTCGGATGTTTTACAAACTCAACTACTTTTTTAAATGTGTCATATATACTTCCTTGTAAGAAATGTGTCGTAATGAAGTCTTTAATCTTTATAAGCCAGTCATATATAGTATTAAAGAGGCTACCAGAGGCTTCAGCAATACTAGCAATAGAGTTCAAAGCCCACGCTTTAATACCTCTGACGCCTGTCCATAACATATGCAGAAACTTTCTTATAGAGAAGAAAACAAACTTGACTGTTTTAAGTATAGTTCGCAGGGTCGTTATAATTTCAACCAATGCATCTTTTGACGTAGCTAACTTTCCAATAAGTTCACTAACCCACGCTGTCGCAAGTATAAATATACGTCTAATTTCTGCTTTAACTTCTGGATCTGCCAGTGCTTTCCTAACTATACCACCTACCTCTGACAACTTCATTATAAACGCTTTCAACTCGTCTTTGTAAGCATAGAACACTTCAAGACCGACGTCTTTAATTATGTTTACAAATATTCTCCATTGTCCGCTTACTGTGTCTAATGTTTGTGTATATATCTTATGAGCTCTGCCACCAGCGTGTTTCAACATTTCTAAGAAGTCGTTGAATGCGTTCCGCCCCGTTCGCTTTATATCTTCCACCATCTTAGCTATGTCGCCACCAGCACGCCTCGTAAACAGAATGTAAGCGTCACGAGCTGTCATTCCTGCATCTGCAAGTTTCTGTAAGATTTCACCTAAGTTGTTTAACATAGGATCAACATCTTGTATAGTAAGCCCTAGTCTTCTCAACACACGTTGCTGAGCTGAAATAGTTACACCACTCATTTTGAATGCTTCTACAAGTTTCTTGCTACTAATTCCAAGTTGGTCTATTTGAGACTGAGTTTTACCTGCAACTGTAAGCAAAGCACCCATTGACATACGCAGGTGTGTTCCAACAAGCGATCCTGTAAGACCTAAGTTTGCAAACTGAGCAACTGCTGCTGCCGCCTCTTCAATAGACCAGCCAAGTGACGCTGCAACAGGACCAGCATACTTCATTGCATACTCTAAGTCTTGAAGAGATAGGAGAGACTTTGTAATAGCAACTGTAAATACGTCTGCTATTCTAGCCATATCTTCCATACTTTTCATACCAAACTGACGGAACGTAGCTGCCATAAGTCTAGTCGTAAACTCTAAGTTCCCCATCGTAATTCCAGCAAGTTCAATAGCACTTCTAGTTCCTTGTATAATCTCTTCTGTATTTAGTCCAGCCTGTGCTAACCTTGTCATTGAACGAGCAATTTCAGTTACTGAGTAGTCTGTTGTCCTTGCCATTTCACGAGCTGCGTCTGTAAGTCTTCTCTCGATCTCTAACATATCTCCGCCAGTTTGAGAAACAATAGCAGACGTCGTCCTCATAAACCTTTCAAGTTTAGACCCATACATAGACGCTGCTGTAGCAATACCTCCAAGAGTAGCAGTTATACCAGCGAGTGCTTTTACAGTAGTATTTGCTCCTACAGAAACAATACCACTAACTTTCTGAAAAGTAGTCTTCGCTTTTCTAACATGTTTTTCAAGTGCTTTGTCTATATCTCTAATACCCTTTACGAAACCTCTCGTTTCCAGTGCTACAACTGACACAAATGAGGTATTGCCAAACATTCCACCTCTGGTAGCTCTATATGGTATTCCCATATGCTATATCTCCTGTATGGTTTTCTTCTTATTCTTGAAGTAGTTTTTGAAGAAGGACTCTGGTCTGTTGCTTCCCTGAATACCACCTTTTTCACTTGGCGTTGGTTCAAAGTCTTTTGTCGTTTCTAACAGCCTCTTTTGTTTCTTATAAAGGACTTTCCTTCCTTTAACTGAATAGTCTGCCTTTGCAATTAAGTCTTCCAATGTCTCGATCCACGAGTTGAAGCTATTCTCGTCTCCCATAGCTGACACTCTAATACAGTATGAAATTGCTTTCAGTTCTTCTATTTTCTTTTGAAACAAAGCCTTCTGAAAATATGTAATTTGAGTTAATGTCAAGTTGAATATCTCCTCTAACTTCAAACCCATTTCACTGGAAAGGAAGACGACTGAATATGCTAAGTTGTCTAAGGCTTCAGTTCTTATTTCTTCCCAATCTTTTTGTTGAGAGTCGTCATCCTTTCCCTTAAAGCTAAAAAAAGTTTAGCTGCTTGTATTAGCTCCTGTTCATTTACTTCAAGCCATTTGTCAACTATCTTCAAGAAGGTAGTCATTGGAAGTTGCTTTAAAGTCTCAGCGTCCAATGTAGAACAAGAAGCTATTATAGCTCTTACAACTGCTACGTCTTCCTTGTCTATTAAATTGAACAGACTCGACCCTGGCTGAAAAAACATACTTATTTTAAGAACTGTAGCTGTTGCCAATTCCAGCGTTTCCACGTTCATACGCCACACTTCAAACTCTAAGCCGTCTACATTCACCTTTTCTTTCTTGTTGAAAAGTTCCTTTGTAACATTTACTACTTTTGCTTCTTCCTGTTTGTTAGTCATAAATAGCTCCTTTCAATTATGAATTGTCAATACTTCCTGAACTGATTATGTCCTTTAAATCGTTTAGTTTTGAACTAAACGATTTAGAACTGACATACAGCCTGTCGTTGTAATATGCCATTATAAGTGTAGGAAGTTTTACAGAGCTTCTGTTTTCAAGTAGGAAGCGACATTGCCCTGTTGATTTTTTCCGAGTCACTCGCTTTAAGGTTATTTTTTCTGCATCTATCGGCACAAACTTCCCGTCATCTGTAAGAAATGCCATCTTCCCACACAACAACGTTGCAACAATACGTATGTCAGTATGCTGTAAATAATCAACTCTTTCTTTGTCCTCAATCTTATTCATTTAATCATCACTCCTGTTAATTAAAGTTCACTGTCACTTAACTTTCTATAACCAAACCTATTCCCATTATTTGTGTCTTTTAAGCATCTAAATGTTACAGGAATACCAGAAACTTCACCTTTAGCTCTTGTGATTTGTCCTGCTTCCATACTTACGGCTTTGAATATATACCAGTTTTCATATTGGTAGTCTTCACCTTCAGGTGCGTTAGCATTTATGATTATAGTATGTTCGTTTGCACCACCTTCAGTTCCAAGAGCTAAGAAAGTTCCACCTACTAACATTGAACTTTCTTGGTCCCATACTATACGTAAGTTTTCCATTGTAGTCTCTGCAAGAGTTGTCTCGATAGTCATAACTTCGTTTGTGAGAAATTCCTTAATGGGACCTTTCACCTGCTCAACGTTTGCTTCAATGTAGTCTCTTGCAATAGAGATAGTAGTAGGAGCCAGTGTATAGCCTACGTCAATACCGTCTACTTTAAGTCTAGCGTGTTCTGCTATAATATACCGTCTGTCGCCCATAAAAGTTCCTCCTTATGGTTAAACTTTATAACACCACGTCAAATCTACTAACAAGTCAGTCCGCCAAATGTCTTCGTCTTCCTCAATCTTAATATTTAATCTGCTTCTAACCGCAATGTCATACACAAGGACATAATCGTCGTTGAAGTTAGGTATTCTACTTTCACCTGGTTGTAGCAAATATTGTATTCTGCCTGCTATAGCATCACATAGAAGTTTCCCTTTGAATGTCATACCACCAACAGTTTTAAAGTTTTCCCTGTGCACCATTACGGCTATGTCTAAGAGTGTTGTATGGACTTCGTCTATATATGAAACTGCAAGATTTGTTGTAACGTCCCAAAAAACTACACACGGATACTTAGCAACAGCGTCAGGTGTCCCAGCTAAGATAGACATATTGTCAGTGTCGTATCCAGTAAGACTTACAAGGTCGTTATCAGACGTTAAAAAGTTATGAAACATCCTATATAAATACATCAATGACTTATTAAATTCCCTTGTAGTTGACATATCTCAACCTCTCATATTTCAATTTCTACTGACGTAATTTCTGCATTTACGTCAGGAATTTTAAACCCAGTATAAGCACTACTTAAAATTGTAGACGTTATGTCTGACTTATTCCCGTGTATTATATACGTAGTAACTCGAAATCCTGCCTCTTTCGTAATACGCTTTATATTTGAATACACTGCAGGTATAAGCCAGGGTCTTGGAGCAGAACCTTTCACAAACTTCCTAAAATATATGTTTCCATATATGTCCTTAAACACCATAACCTTTGCTCGGACAGCTCTACGAGGTGGTATTCCAAACTCTATAAACCTACCGTAGGCATAAGGCGTCCCTACAAGAACCACAGCTCTATCCGCAGGGACATTAATTCCAAATATAGACCTACCACCTAAATATTCAGAGTGAACACTTTCAGCAAGGGTTCCAGTCCTACCCCACTTAGCACTCTCAGGATGTCTTCGCATTTGAACTTCTATGTTGTGTTTAGCAGCGGGAACGATATACTTGTCAACTGCTTGTTTTAAAAACAACTTATGAGCTGTCTTGTCACTAGCTCTTGCTATCATACCGACTAACATCTTCTTATACTCTTTCAAGTTATTTTTATAGTATAGTTTTACTGTAGGACTTTCAGGATGTAAGTAATCAATTATACCTCTGCCAATACTTACCATATATTTCACCTCTTTTATGACAGTTGTTCAACTGTCATTTTCCAAAATCTATAGTTTCCAGCTGCGTCTTTTTGCGGGTCCATTTGTAGAATCTCCCATCTTTCTATTTCGTTTCTGTCATTTCGTTTCTCTAGAAGCATTCCTTTTCTTATGTTCGGGTCGTATTCACCCAATACTATGTAAACTAGTTTTTCTCCTAACCCTTGCGGTCTTGGAGACCATCTAGTTTCTGCAAAACTCAAATATCCTGTTAACTCAACACTTGACCTACAAAACCTACATCTATAATGGTTATTTATAACACTAAACACCAACTTTACACCACCATAGCCGTCAGGGACATTTTCCTGACGCATTATAACTTTGACTATTTCATACAAACCACCTATCATACTACACCTAAGTCTATCTTACGCATTACATAAGGTCTAATTAGCACGTCTATTACTGCCCAACCAGTATATATAGGTATTTCTTTACCGTAGCGTCTTTCCCAACCTGGCATTGCTATATATTGATAGTCAGACCATTTCTCTTGCATTACCATTATAGACTTTATGTAACCTGGTCTCATTCTCTCACGTGCTAAGTATACACAGGCAAGTTTCACAGGATACGGACAACTTCCGTGACCAAACTTACCTTCAATTCTATAGTTAGCTTGTCCTTTCGTCCAAGTTCCTGGAGTTGTTATTATAGTTCTAATAGTGTCTGCTCCTATACTTATGTCTATTCTATGTCTGTCTCCCTCTGGTATGTAATATGTGTCAGAATCTATTGTAGAAACAGAACTACTACTCCAGCTAACAGTAGGGTCTGTTCTTTCCTTTATACTTGTAATAGACAAAATTGGTAAGGTTGTATATGGAAACAAAAACAAACTTTCTGTTCCAGTTCCGTCAACTTCTAAAACTTTGTCAACTCCGCCTTCTGTAAAGTTATTTTTTGTAATGTCGTTTATATACTCCTCTACTTCTGATATTATGGTAGATATGTCTGCAGACTGATATGCAGGCGGTATAGAGAACTGGTCTCCAAGTCCTTCTATGTCTTTCCTCGTGATATACGACATATATGCATACTCCTTTTGTAATTATATTTTATTATTGCAAAGAGTAGTTGACTATATGAAATGCCCTCTACAACCGCTCTTGTTGTCAAAGTCTGAGAACCAAGTTATAGGAGTTTTTTCATTGTATATTTCTAACCTTTCAAAAGTCCAGGGTTGTGGTCCTTTTCGTTTAGCCCAATGAGCCATTCTACGTATACCTTCCTCTATACCTATTTCCTCTTTGTAACCAAGTAAAGAAACAGACTTCTCATATGTGCAGTAAGCGTGCTTAACTTCTCTAGGTCGGTCTTTAAGATGTATTATCTTCCAAGTTTTTTCACCCATTGCTTCAATGACCATTTCTGCTAATTTATTTATAGTAATATGATTTATACCACCAATGTTTATTATATGCCCATCTGTAATCTCTTCTATACACTTACAATAGCAGTCTAAACTGTCAGCTATGTAACTGAATGCCCTTGTTTGTTCTCCATCCCCATATATGTAGATAGGTTCGTTCCTCATAATTCTATTCATAAATATTGCTACTACATTTCTATATAAGTCTGACAACGACTGATGCTCGCCTGCCACGTTGTGGGGTCGAACGATAGTATATCTAAACCCATAGACGTCTGAAAGAATTTCTGTATTTCTTTCCATAGCTGCTTTAGCTACTGCATAGACGTCTTCTGGCTTTCTTTCAAAAGTTTCGTCAAATGGAGGTTTTTGGTTTCCATATACAGACATACTAGAGAACAGAATGACCTTCTTCAGCTTCTTTGTCTTTATACAAGCAGTTAAAACATTCATATAAGCATTTAGGTTATTCTCTGTCATAAGAATAGGTGAAAACTGACTTGCTCCTTCTCTTGCAGTTGCTGCTAGGTGAAACAAATATTCAGGTTTTACATACTGAATGTAGTCTTCTACATAACTTCTATTTCTTAAGTCTAATACTGTAAACTTTTGTTTGTTGTGGTCTATATTTTCTTTGTCCCCGTGCTGCATATTGTCTACACCATAGACTTCATAGCCGAGTTCTGCTAGTCTATGAGCTACCCAACTGCCCATAAAACCCGCACTTCCAGTAACGAGTATTCTACCAGTGCTGCTGGTCATTGTATGTCCTCCTCTCGGTCGGAGTTAATTCGTTTCTTACCATTACTTCCCTGTTTAGACTCACACTCTTCACAATACTCCTTCCACTCCTCACCTATTGAATACCAGAATATCTTATTACATCCTTTACATACTTTTCCAAATTTCATTACAGTAGCCATAGGTTACCTACCTTGTGTTTCTAAATGCCATAGTTCAAGTAACCTTGTTTCGTCTATTCTAAAGTCGCTGTCTCTATACGTATAATTGCAAAATTTACAAAAAGACTCTCTATAAGTCCTATTTAACACATTGAACCCAGACGAATATAACGGGTTCCTACAGACAGGACATCTAAGCATTCTCTTATACAGGTCTGACCATCCATATATGTCTATACTATACGGTTTATACGTCTTTTCATAATGAGCTTCATAGTCCACAAACCCTTTCCTAATTGCTATGTCTACGTCGTATTTATTCTTACGTGTGTCAAACGTCAACAAATGACTGTATGTGTCAGAGCAGACCATTTTAGCTATATGGTGCAGCTCCCCTTTATTAGGTAAAGTTGTGTCTTCAACGGTGTAGTCTTTAACTCGTGCAATAATTACCAACAAACCACCTGGTTTCAATACACGCAACCATTCTCTTATAGAGAATGGTATATTTGCTGTCTTTTCCAATACATAATATACAAATACAATTCCAAAGAACTCATTAGCTATTGGTAGTCTTTCATATCTTGACAAAATGTCACAATCAGTATCTTCATTTTCGTCTATAGTTCTTTTGTCTTTCAAAATCAATGCCTTCCCTCCAAAGGAAGGAGCATTGTCCCCTATTGACAAAATATACCCACTTATAGGAACATATTTGTCTAATGTTTCTACTAATACATTTGTCTGCAATGTAGGTAAATCCAATTCATTCATCTTCAATCCTTTTGTTAAAATTTATATGTAAACTTAAACCAAAAATACTTCTTGTTCTTGTTTACATTTTCAGCCCAACGCATATAAGCAGTTGGGTTTTCTAAAGCTCTATAAAACGGAACGTGTGAATATCCAAACGCTGTATGTTTACATATAAAAGAACCAACTTTAAGTAATTTCCACAGAAAGTTTACTTTTTTTTACCCCAACTCTCATTCATAGCTTTTACAGCAGCTTCAATTGCAACTTCTATGTCTTTGTCGCTAACTACTTCTCTACCAAGTCCCATTCTCTCTGTAAAGTCGTCTATCTTACTCTCTACGATTTCTACAGCTTTCTCAAACTTTTCTGTTCCTTTAAGTTTTTTATACTTTTGTTCTACATAGAGGACTGCTTCCATTGCAACTGCCCAGAGAAATTGCCTTAGAGCTATATTGTGTATATGTCTAATTTTTACTTTTATAAAGGTCATTAGAATTGAAACTAGCTTTGCTACTATGTAGGCTAACAAACTTCCTACAATTGGAACAAAAAATGTGCTAATTAATTCTTTTAAAAAGTCCATTAAAAAATCCATACGCCCTCCTTCGTTTAGGTTCCATTAATATAGTTTATCTAATAATTTATTCTATAAAGCAAACTCTCATTCCCGCTTCTAACTACTACATACATAACGTCGTTTGAAATACACACACCTTTAGTTCCCCACTTTCTATTAGCTCCGTCTGTAGGTATTCTTACAACAACTTCCCACTCGTCGTCTTCAAGGTCTGTAAGTTGATACACATAGGCAAAACCGTCTTCATAACCACCACAGAACAAACGTCCGTCAGAGTCAGTCCAAAACTTGCTTATTTCTCCATAAGGTTTAAATGTTTTTATAGAACAGTCGTCGTCTTCTGTAAGTTTTACAATAGCCTGTGGGTTCCAAGTGCCTATAAAAAGACAGTCTTCCCAAACAATTCCACATATAGCAGCTCCTATTACATTCTTTTTTGTGTCGTAACCAACAACAGGTGTCCAAGTTCCGTCTGTATTTAGTTTATATACATTTCCAGTATTAGGCTGCTTGTAAGCATTTGTAGGGCTTGTCCCTATATACCAAGTTCTTTTCCATCTTTCTCCAAACCATACAATTCTGTTTACTCCATCAAGTCCTACAACTGAAGGAATCTTGATTAGATTAGTTCCAATCTGGTCATATAGACTTGTCCTTGTCCTTAAGTAAGACCAACCCATTATACATCTTCCGTCTGCTGTCCTGTTTCCAAGAACTCCCCATCCGTGTGAAGCAAACTTTCTCATTTTTCTAATATTTCTTCCGTCATCTGTCCTAAACCAAGTAGGTGGTTGTTCTGTAGTAAAGTTTAAAGCTCCGTCTGTTCCTTCCCAAACTCTGTAGAAACTCTCATACTTACCACTTACAGGTATGACTTCAAGTTTGTTAGAAGATACGTTGTATTTATACAACTTCCCACTTGAATAGCGTAAATACGGAGTTAACCAAACTCTACCTCTCCAATAACATATATCAGTTATATATTCACTTACCGAAGCTACCTGCTGAACTGAAGAAACTTCTATTTTCTTCAGATGGTCGTCCTTACACCCAACTATGAGAATAATCATTACAAGAAATAATAAATACATTCTCTTCACAAACTACCTCCTCATATTAAATCTTCCTGACTAAAAGTCCTTTTAGTTAGGTTTTCTATTTCCTCAAGTGGTATGTTTCCAGCTTCTAACAACTTAAACCACTTACCTTCGTTAGCTGCTTGTTTTACTTCCGTCCAAGTTTCCAGATGCTCTTTTTCTACATAGCCCTGTTCGTTGTCTGCATAAGTAATAAACTTAACTCTTGCTGGTGGAATTTTTCTCATAAATCTATAGTGCGGATTGTATGGATCGTCAGGTGTTATGTCTCCATACCATTTCTTCATATAATTCTTACGACTGTTTAGCATAGTTTCTTGAGCTTTAAGTTCAGGGTTGTGTGCAAATGTATAACTCCAAATGTGGTATATGTAAGGATAAGGAAGTGCGTAACTTACATAACCACGCATAGCACATTCCGTTCCATAGTCTATTTCTTCATAAAAACTTCTATAATTGCTTTCGTCAAAACCACCAATTTCTCTCAACAAACTCGTCCTTGTAGCAAAACACATACCTGCTGGTGCCATTACTCTTCCTGGAAGGCTGTCCGTAGGTTCTTGAAAACTATGAGGCTGACAGGTAAGTTTCTTTCTTGTTATTGGGTCAACTATTTCTACCATAAACTCTTCCTGATGTCCTACAAGAGCTGGAACAAGAACTGGTCTTATGTAATAAGAAGGAAGAGAGCAAGCCCCACAGTGAGAATTGTTCTCTACAAAATACACTAATGAACGAAGCCAATTCTTTGTAACTAAAAGGTCGTTGTTGAGTAGTATTGTTATCTCACTGTCGAAAAATCTCCACAAATGGTTCCAAGTAGCTACTATACCCTGGTTTTCCATATGCTCTATGAGATGTAAGTTTTTGTGCCAGTCCTGGTGCTGTTTTATTATATGTCTTAACCCGAGCTTGTATTGTTCTTTACTCCCGTCGTCACATACAACAATTCCTACATTTTCCATTGGGTATTTTGTGTAATACCTAATAGTAGTCAGTAGAGAATTGACAAGTTCAAAGTCGTTGTAAGTGCTAATACACACAGCTACTTTTACTTTTGGTCTCCGTTCATTCATATAGATCACCTTCCTTTCAACAAAGACTTATATAAAGACAAGTGCATCTCAGCTATCTTGTCAGGAGTAGTCTTATTTACTAACGATGCAGCTCCAACTATTGCGTTCTTCATCTTGTTCTTGTCCCTGTAGGCATATAACAACTTGTCTGCTAAAGACTTAGGGTCGTTCATTTTAAACTTTAATACAGCGTTACCTAAGTCTTCAAACATAGTGCTATTGCTACAAAGACAAAGTCTTTTAGAAGCAAGCCCTGTTCTTACAGCAGCAGACGCTGAATAGTGACTGTCTACCAGATACGGATATAATATAACATTTGACGCATATAAGTATGTCATTACGTCTTCCATAGGTAAGTATTCTGTATTCAGTAAAACTCTTTCTCCATATTTCTTAGCTTTTACTCTTATTTCTACATAGTATTGGTTTTTCCTGTCTGCATGCCCTACAATTATCAAGTTCCAGTCTGGTAGATACTCTAGTGCGTCAACTGCAATGTGGTATCCCTTATGTCTGTGGAAGAAACCGTGACAAGTCATATACTTCCTGCCCAACGGAAGACCTAGCTTTTTCCTTGCTTCTTCTATTGGTATCTCGTCTCTCTTTATACAAGGTAAAGGTATGTGAACTAAATCGTATAACCCTCGTAAGGCAACTTTCTTCAAAACAGATCCATTAGCTACAACTTGACTATCTACAACCATAGCTAGTCTATCGAACAGCCCAAGTCCTATAAAGTAAGTATGGTATGTAATGACAACTTTCACACCATAAGACTTAACCTTCTCTAAAAACTTTATAAAGGCGTCTATGTCTTTTACAAAAGAGAACTCGTGTTGTATATGTAATACATTTATGTCATACTGCCTTATTAAGTCTATGACACGGTCATAGTTACCACTTTTTCGTGACCAGCATCTAAATACATAAGGTTCGTCTTCTCTAATAGAAGGGTTGTCAGTTGGAGCAAGAACTATAAGCCTTACTTTCTGCTTTACAAGTTCGTCAACATACCACTTCGTATTTTCAGCAATACCACACTTTTCATTGTAAGGTGTCATAATTGCAACTCTGACACGGTCTTCACAGTGAATCTTTACGTCGTCAAATACACGCTTAGTCCTTTCAATTAAGGCTTCAAAACTGTAATGTTTCAAAGCCCACTCCTTACTCTTGGCAAGGCGTTCAGCTAAATCAAACCTATGCATTCCAGCCTTTACGTCAACAGCAGCCTTACTTACACTGGTAATGTCAATATACGAAACGTGTGACTTGTAATTTTGTTTAAATATAGGTAACTTCGAACAAAATACAGGAGTTTCTAAAACCATTGCTTCAATAGGTGTCATACCAAACCCTTCGAACTTGGTTGGGACTATCATACAGTCAGCCATACTAATATGTTTGAACTTGTCTTTGTCAGAAACATTCTCCAAGGCTTTTATTTGTAACCCTGACGGTTCATATTTACGTTTTAAGTATTCTGCTTTATATCCTATTACTATAACAGGCTTGTTAGGACACACTTGTTGAACCAACTCGAAGAAAAAAGGAAAGTTCTTATAGTCCTTATACATAGAAATGTATATAGCACCATAGTAACGTCTTCCAGCAGACCGTGAAGGTTTAAACTGCTTTGAAATCCTACTGTTGCAAGAAGGTTCAATTGCTACAACTTGCTTCTGTTTAAACCGACTGTCCCATTCATAAACCTTCTCTACACCAAGAGATGATAAAGTAACTATGACGTCAGACTTTAAAAGAGCCTCTTTGTAAGCCTTCCAGAAAGACTCGTTTGCGTCGTCACCTTTCCTATACTCTCTTATATAATTTGGTGTCTCATATACAAAGTTTACAACTTTAGCGTTAGGGCAATACGTATCTCTATAAGCAACAGCTGTAATACCTGTATGGTAAGGTTCTCCTACCACGTAGTCAAACTCACGTATGAATTTGTTTACATATAAACTTTCATCTACAATAGTTGTAAAGTTTCCTTTAAATTCAGCTGTATTAAAGTCTAAGTAGAAAGGCGGTATTCTATTGGTATAAACCCATATATTAAACCCTCGTTCTGCAAGTGCCTTCATTACCATCCATCCATAATACCTACCACCGCTATACACAACTTCACTTTCAGTTATATATAGAACTTTCGTTCCTTTAACTCCGCTAACTACTATGTCTTGTAATTTCAATTCTCTAGCACCCTGCCCGTGTTTATATACCTTAACCTTTTCTATAACTTCAGGTTGTGTCTTGTAAGGACCGTCTGCAGAACGACCTTTCTTGAAAGAGAGCAACCCGTTCTCTTCAATGGCTTTCAATACGTCTGGAACTTTTATAAAACTCATACATAGAGAACTCTCTTGCAAATTAGGACATCTCGACCTACGCAGGAAGAAACATGGAGCTAACTTACAGCCACCACTAATTACGTGAATTTGTTTGTTCTTATATACAGAACTTACCACCTTCGGTGAAGTAGGTCCCCATAGACATACAACAGGAATGTCTAATACACCAGCTAAATGTAACATTCCTGTGTCAGTTGTTATTAAGAAAGCTGAATTTTTCAATACAGACGCTACCCTGTCTAATGAAAAAGTCGTTATGCTATATATACCAGACGCTTCGTCTGACAACACAAAGTCATACTTACTACCTACAAATATCACCTTCTTGTCCGAATTTGAAGTAATGTAATATGCTAAACTTTTCCATTTTACATTATTCCACCTGCGTAGAATACTACTCCCACCTGCGTGTAAGACTACATACTCACCTTTATACAGACGCAAACTACTTAAATATGCAGACACTTCATCTTCAGGAAGTAAAGAAAAGTCCATATGAGGCGGTTCTATACATATGTCTTTTAGAAACGTAGCCTTATATTTTTCTATCAGGAAGTCTCTATGTAAAGTATAATAGTCTATACGTTTCCTGCCGACGTTGTCTTCTATAACACCTGTAAAGTCAACTAACACGTCATAACTACATATAGTTGAAAAACTCCTACTGTCTCTGTAATATACCAAGCTGTCAACTGCAGGAAACAACCTCGCTACAGGAAACTGCCAGTCCTGACAGGCTAATGAAATATAAGCAGTTGGAAATTTTCTCTTTATAGCTTCTATAGCACCTATGACTACTATAACGTCTCCAAAACCACCATTCCGCTTAAACAAAATACGTTTATTAGACAAGTCTATGTCTAACCTGTTCGCTGGGAGTTTCCCCGACGGTAAAAAGTTAGGAGATTTGTATATTTCAGGAACTTTGCTATAGTCTTCATACCATAGAAAGTAACCAGTTTGTTTCAAGTAAGGTTCGTCTTCTTCGGGTGGTTCAGCTGGAACAAACTGTTTATATTCTATAGACTTATACTTATACTGTTTAAACTTTACGAGGACTAATACACCCATTACTTGTCCTTTTTCTTAGGGGATCGCTTCACTTGCCCATCTGTCTTAACCCTGTTGTAATACCTTGCTTTCAACAATGCAAACACTTCCTTCTCTGAAGCGTCAGGCAGTTTTTTAAATATAGCTATACTTCTATTCGCAAGGTCTTCAACGACGTGTTTTGGGAACCTTGCCCCGTAAAGCATTTTTATAAGTTTTGCTCGTTTCTCCAGTATAACTTTCGTCTGTTCTGTTTCTTGAATTTGTTCTTCTTCATTTTTGCCGTCTATGTCAACGTCTACTCTGTCTTCGCTTTGTGTTTCTTCCTCTGGCTTCTCTTCGTATACACCGTGTTCGTCTATAACTACTGACGTTACTTTTTGTTCGTTGACGTCCTTCATCTTAAGTTTCTTAAGTTGTTCACGCATTCTTTCATACTTTTGTAGTTTCTCTTCTTTAGTTATAGCTTTCATCTCTGCATTCTTCTGCTCCTGAGCTATGTGAGGCGGGACTTCTTTACCTTTTTCTGGGACGTAGTGGAAATATCCAGTATGTCTAAGTCTTTCCTCTACTTCAAAAGGCAGGTTGTAGACAGGCTTTCCTTTCTCAAAGACAAAGTTGTAGAGAGTGTCTCTGTAAACATATTTGGGGAATCTTACTAGAACGAGACCCATTTAAATCCTCCTTTAATGTTAATCGTTAATACTTAATATTTAATTTTATAAGTATAGGGTAGCTTTGTCAAGCTACCCTATACTTACTTCGTCAATTAACCACTATAAGCTGTTGAAGAATCACAACTGATACTTCTTGCTTTTGCCATTCCGTCTAAGTTAGGTATTTCAAAGTCAAGTCTCATATAAATTGTAACTTCCGTTTTACCTTTTCTCGGTCTGAAATCATAGTGGAATGTAATCTTACGTCTTACAAAGAGAATCATATTATCTTTCGGATCTGCTAGCAACATAAACGTTCCGTCAGTTGCAGCAGTTCCAATTGTCAAGTCTTCAGGAAGATAAGGACACTCTTCCATTATAATTCCAAACGGTTTAAGCACAAGGTCACCAGTCCAACCAGAGTCTCCACCTGGAGTAGCTCTGTTAGCGTATGCATACTGCATGTCTTCACTTATATTTGTGCTAACTAACCATCTATAATTTTTCTTATAACCTTTTGTTTTATACTTTTTAGGAAGTTTAGCAAGCAAGTCTTTGAAAAGAAGCAAGCTCACTCCCGTTCCGTTAGCGTCTACAATGTTAGGGCAAGACTGTGTCTTAATGTGTATTCCGTCAAATGTTCTAAGAAGTTTCTCTTCTGCTGTTGAAGAACCTAAACTTGAGTCACCTTCCCATACAAGTTTTGCAAGGTCGTTAGAAATAGCCTTAGAAAAACCATTAATTAATGTTTTTCTAAAGCCTTTCCCTTCAATGTTGTCCTCTTCTGCTTCAGTTGTCAAGTCAAAGCAAGCTACGACTGTCTGGCAGTCATAGTTTACTGAAGAGACGTTTGGAGAGGAAGTTTCAGTTTCTTCCCCACCTTCAGAACCTTGTTTACGCAACACGTGTGTAGTTATGTTTATCTTGTCAATTTGACCTTTTGCATTGTCAACTTTCTTAGTTGTTATAAGGTTTAAAATCCTCTGATTTTCTATAATTAAGTCAATGAACTTGTTAGCTTGTGCTCTGTTGAGAACTCCTGTTCCTAATGCAGTAGTGTCTATTTGAGACTTCTGCACAATTTCTGCTCTTTTTTTCTTCAATACAAACATAGCGTCGTCTCCTTTCGTTTAATACATAATGTCTCCACCAGTTAGATTTTCAGGGAAGACACCGTCCCAGAAAGTCTCTTCGTCAAGTTTGTCATAATCCCTGTCTAAATTAAGATGTGAAATTCCCTTAGCAGATATTTTCATAGAACCTAACTTGTCAACAGCTTGAGTAAACTTTTCAATAGCTTTCTCAAGGTTTTTCAACTCAACTGTTGACGACTGCACCTTCCCTGACATAACTTCTTCAAGTTTGTCAGCAAGTAACTGTTTTACGTCTTCAATAGTCAATTTGTCATCTTCCTTTCCTTTAATGTCTGTATCTGTGTTCTGAGAAGATTTAAGCTCTTCTTTAAGTTCTTTGACAATTTCTTCTTTAAGTTTCTTTAGCAATTCGTCTAAATTAACTTTGTCTTTACCAGTAGAGGTGTCTCCGTCACTCTTAGCAGTGCTATCACTGTCATCTTGTGAACTTGTGTTGTCTGTAGTTTGCTGGTCAGTATATTCAGACTCTTTGACTATAGAAAGTTCTACGTCTTCACCTTTCTCAGAGACAGTTATAACATACTTTTCTTCCTGACCAACAAGTTCGTTTAGAAGTTCTAAGTGTCTTGCGTATTCGTCGTCGTCCATTGCGTCTAAGAAGTCTCCATATTTTGCTTCGTCAGCAATTCTCAATGGAGAGTCAGTAGTTAATTCTTTTATTTGTGACAATCTGTTCACGGCTTTGTCCTCCTTTTTTACATTTTGACTCTTAGCAACCGTCCATTCAACACTCTTACCTATTAGCTCCTCAATCTCTTTGTCGTCAATGTCCAAATTAGACTTCAGATGCCTTACAAAAGAATAGTAAGACATCTGTTTAAATTCAGGTGGTTTCTTGTCCATCTTTTTATAATACTTTACCAGGTGGTTGTATGCTTTCTTCTTCTCATTAGAAGGTATGTCCACACCGCCTCTCGCTCCAAGTAAAGCACCCATAGCTGCCATTACACCTCTCGGGACAGCTTTTATTCTACCGTTTATCTTCTTAGCTATAGGTAACTTATAACCAGCTTTCGTATTAGCTTTTTCAGGGTTGTAATATATATGAACTCTTCTATATGTAGCCCAGTCTTTCTTCTCACCTTTACCTAATAAAGCATTCTGATCGGCTGTAGTGAACGACCAACGCATGTCCATAGGAGCTAACGGAAAGTCCTGAAATGGAACAATAGACTTAGACATATTAGCTTGCTGAGAGTCTAAATACTTCTTTACATTAGTTACGTCTATCTTATGGAAATGTTCAGTTCCAGTTGAAGACACATTCGTTACAGCCATATCTATTGAACAGTTTATAGAATGCTCGTGTTGGTCAACGTTTCCTCGAGTAATAAGAGTTTTACCTACTAATGTATTGTCTTCTGTTAGAAAAACCTCAGCTACGTGTATGTGTCCTTCACTTTCGTCAAGGAGACACATAAACGACTTCTGTCCAGGTCCAGGTCTACCAACTCTTCTCATTTGACCTCCACATTTTTTACATTTTATATCTTTACAATGTTTGTCTGTAACTTCTCTATACCCACACTCTATACATTCACATTCATATTTTTCTTTCTTTTCTTTCGCTGTCTGAGATATTAGACTATTGTCCTTTGAAAACAAAGACTTAGCTACTGTAAACAACGCCTTCTCGTTGGCAGGAACAAATACTACACTTATTTCAAAGAGGTCTATCTCTTCTGCAACCATTACTATTTTAGGTTCGCCGTCTCTTTCTCTAACCTCTTCTCTTACTTTAA